TTTTCCCGTTTCGCCAGTGCGGAACGTAGGTATCTGTTCTTCGCTGACGAGCCGTTGGGCTTCCGCATAAAGTGTTTTTCCTTCTTCAGGAACTTTAGACGCCTTAAGAGCTTCGTCCATCTCGTTTATAACAGACCTAAGAGCGCGCGCGCGCGCTCTATCTGTACTTGCAATCGTGCGAGCTTGGTTGCCCAGTACGGCTCGAACAGACTGAAACTCTTCCAAAGACACCAGCCGCCCGACACCTTCTGAAGATAGCTTTAGCAGATTACGTACCGCAGGCGGCACAGAGGTGGGGTCTACGATAGCTGAAATGTCACCAATTATTTCTTTGGCTCGGTTCAACGGGCTTGTTATATCAATGCTGGGCGTCGGCGCGTCAGCTCTAAACGCTGCGGCAAACGCCGGCTCAACGATTTCATCCTTAAATGTCTTGGCCATCTCCCTACCGCGCGTCTGGATTTCGCCGCCCACGTCCGCCTGCCGAACGGTCGGCAGCGGCTGGGCAACGCCCTGCGCCGTGTTGGCAAGCGTGGCTTGCTCGTCGGCCAAATTGCGCATGAGCGTGTCACGCACCTGCCGGAGTTGCGACAGATCGGCGGGCGCCATCGACGCCGCCTGTGTCTGGATCATTTCCTCGACGCGCGTCAACTGTTGCTGGATAGCCGACTGCTGCTCCAGCTCTCGACCGCGCATCTGTAGGCCAACTTTTGGAGACGACGCCGCAAGCCCCTGCTCCAGCGAAGCGATGCCCAAGCTCGGCACGCCACCCTCAACAAGACGCTCGCTAACCGACATTGCCGGTGCGCCGGGCGTCACGAAAGCGTTCTGGGTCGCGCGTAGGGCCGCTGCCGTAGCGCCGGGGTCTTCGGCTGCGCGAACAAACTGGTTTACGGCTACCGCGCCGGGGTCAACATACGGCGTGACTGCGGCGTTAACCATGCTCAGCGGATTTGGCGTGTTTTCGGCCGCCGAGCGCAGCGCGTTGACGCCGCCGACGCCAGTGCGCAGCGCGATCATGGTGGGGTCCACTTGCGTCGCTACGCGCCCCATAGCGTTTGAGACTGTGGGCGCCATGCGCATGGTCGCCAACTGACCGCCAGTCAGCAGCGTGGCGAGATCGCCCGCTACCTCAAACGGGTCATCGGCCACTGAATTTTTGATAGCTTCCCAGCTACCATATCTTTTAGCCACAGCTCCGCCAAACGCTTGCGCGGTGTCGGTGATTCGTTTCGTCGTTTCTGGGCTGTCAAACTGATTCAGAAACTTAAACACTTGCTCGGGCAGTGCTTTTTGCGCGCCCGCCCGCAGACCGCCCGCCAGAGTGTCGCCTACGCCCTTGATGATGGCTCCGCCCGTAGAAACGGGCTTGGTGGCAATCATCAAACCGGCCTGCGCTAAGTTGCCCGCAAACTTGGCGGCGCTGCCGGGCGCGCTGGCAAGAGCGCGACCGGGGACTTCCGACAAAGGTGTGGCTACTTGGCCGCCGAACTCTTTAGCCAGAGCTTCGTAATCAACGCCGCCCTTTGACGAAACGACGCCACCAAATTCTTTGGCAAGGGCTTCGTAATCCATCACATACCCGCCTTTTTCATGTACGCGTCTACGGCATCTTTAGACGGGAAGTTTAGAGTCTTGCCGTTTGGCAAGAGAACGGATGTATCGCCAGAACGAACAAGCTCTTTTGACAGCGGGCCGCCTTCAACTTTAGGCGGTGCGCCGTAATCGCTCGCGTACGCTTCCCCTAGTCGGCTCTTGGCTAACAGCAAGTCCCGCTTTTTGTTTACGATGGCCTTCATAAAGTCTTCGGTGCTTTGCGCTTGAGACAAGGCAGAATCGCTTCTCTCAAGTATTTCAGCGTCTCTATCGGAAGAGTTGCCTAGCGCCGACCCAGTGGGTGAATTGCGGCGTAGCTCTGTAAGCGCCGTCAGTGTGCCCGACGCTTTGAGGTTGTTTATTTGGGCCTGCGCGCCTTGCACACCTAAAACGTCGCCCGGAAGAACCCGAGCAGGGTTAAAGGAAGACCCTGCAATCGGCCCTGTGGCAAAATAAGTGCCTATCGGCCTGCTTTCAATTTCTTCGATAGCGCGCAACTGTTTGTCGATTGAGTCAACAGTTGCCTTGTAGGCAGATTGAACCTTGGGCAGCGCCTCTTGTTTAGTGGCTGCAACCTTAGCCGCTTCGCGCCCAGCAACAAACTGCGACGCGGGTGTCGGACCCAACGACTGAAAATTGGCCCCGCCTGCCACCGGCAGGCGCTGGCCGGGTATACCTGACTGCATGGCGCCCACGTCGGAGGGCGTGCCCGCCGCCATACGCGCCGGGTCCAGCCCCATCTGCGGGGTTGCAAGTACGCCGCCATACTCGGCTGGCGTAAACTGACCGATCTGCGCCCGCGTCGGGGGTTGGACCCCCGCTGGAAGGGAGATTGTGTTAAAGCCTGCCGGGGAGGTAGACGCATTAAAATTACGAATACCGAGTTCATTCGCCACACCTGTGTTTTCGTTAAGCAGGGTGGGTACGCCTCCGATTGTCTGAACGCTTTTCCGGCGGGTGCTCACAAACTCTTGCAGTCTCTGGGCGTTAGGGGGGCTGTAAACGTTGGGGACAAATTCGGCCGCGGCTGGGTCTACGCTTAAGAGTTTTTTTAACGCGGCGTTAAACGTTGCTGGACCGTCAATAAAGGGAACTGTGCGGTCAAGAAAAACATACCCTTGCGCGCGGCGCACATCATTTGCCTCATAGCCCGCCTTTTCAGCTTTAGCGTTTTGCTCTTTAATTTCCGCCGACTGCCTGCGGGCCGCCATGCGGAGCTCAACATCTGAAATTTGGTTAAACCCAGCATCTGTCGAAAGGTCCAGTTTACCCTCGTCAACCATGCCCATCACGCTGATGAGCCCGCGATTGATGCGTTGCTGGCGTTGAATCTCTTCGCGCTGCAATCTAGCTATGTCGCGGTTTTCTATCGCAACCCCCGTGCGGGCTTGGTCCCCTTCAATGTCCACCTGCAACTTTCTCTTCTGCTCGGGGAACAGTTGCGCAGCGCGCGCCTCTTGGTCGCGCGCCAGCATCATATTCTGCTGCAACTGCTGGAGCTGCATCATCTGCAACATGCGGTTCTGCGGGTCTTGCTGCTGCGACATGCCGCCCCCGCCGCCGCCGCGCCCGATCTGTGCCGCTAATCCAAAATCAGCCATTGCTATCCACCACGTTAATATCTGTCGTTGCTAGGGCTCATGCCGACCGCCGGACCAGCAGACCCTAACTGCATAGGCTGCCCTCTGTTCAGATAATTGTTCATCATCTGGTTGTTGTAGTAGCCCTGCACCGCGCCACTGACGCCCTGCAGCCCCTGCATCGCGGCGTTTGCGCCGCCCACATACGAGGACGCCTGCGCCTGGCCCAGATTGCCGTAGGACTGCGCCAGCCCCTGCCCAAGCTGCCCTGCGGCTCCGGTAAGTTGGTTTGCCGCCGTCTGCCCCGCGCCCATGATGCTTTGGAGCGGATTGAGCCGCGCCTGCCGCTCTAGCTGGTAGCGGTTAAAGGCGTTCTGGTATTCTCCCGATGCCGTGTCTTGGCCGAACCGCGTGACGCCTTTCAAGGTCGAACCGGACAGCAGGCCACCTCTGGCCGCCGCCGAACGCTCGATAGCCTTCATGCCTTCCGACATGCGGAACGCATATCCGGGGTCGGCGTTGAATTGGTCCATGCCGAACGGCGTGTTTGCGGAGCCGTAATCAGTTGCGCCCGCATCGCCCCCCGTCAGGCCAAGCAGCGTCAAGAGCCGATTTTGCGATGTCAGACCAGCTTCACGAAACGGCGCTTGCAGTTCGATCTGCTTCTGAAACATGCGCTCTTGGGCGTCAATACCCTTTTGCGCCGCAGCCGCCTGCGCCTTCGCCGCCTTTTTAGCCGAGCTGGCCCCAAACAGCGCCCCACCAATGGACACCGCGCCGCCGATAAGTGCCGCTGCAATACCTGCCATCTTAATTGCTCCTGCGCGCCAGGCCAAGAACCTGCCGGTAATCTACAGTAATCTCCTCGCCAAGCATACCCCCCTTGCAACCGGAGATAGGCCGTATCGAGAACAAGTATTCGTCACCGTTGCCGTTGAGGGCCATTTCGGCGTTTGGTGTCTTGCTGTGGTTAGCGTAGCGCCCCGCCGGCGTGCGCAGCCCGTCAAGACGGGCCGGGGCGATCAGCTCGTTAGCCGTAAACGACCCGGTGGCGAACAAACCGCGACCTTCTATCTTGGACGCGCCCACCATAACCTTGTAGTCGCCCGGCGGGAATGGCATCAGGTCGGTAGTGTTTTCAGACACTTGGCGCACTGTCAGCGCGTCAAACCCGTATCCGGCGATGGCCAACAGAAAATCTTCGTTGTCTTCGGAATAGTTTTCCGTTACGAGCGAGACACGTCGGGCATGGTCCAGCCAGATGGCGCTCTTGTCGAGGTAAGTGTCTTCCAGTTTCTCCACGTCCGTCTCGGTGGTCGCGTGGATGTTCTGCCAGATGACATCCTCATAGATGTACGCCACCTTGCGGCCCATGCCCGCGACAAACGTCTGCGGCGCGGACAGGATCGTCTCGTCGCCCTCGTCGTCGAACAGCCCCAGCCGCCCGGTCAGCATGATGTTGAGATGCACGGTCTTGTGAGCGTGGCCGACGACATACGCGCCGCGCGGCAGCAGCACCTCGCGGACGTAGATGCCCGGCCCGAAGCGGTGCGTGACCGGGCAGTCAGCCTGCGGCTGCTCCAGAAAGGCGGCTTCGACCTGATCGGCAAGGGTCATCTGTTATTCCCAAAATACGTTGATTGTGCCCGCGTCAAATAGCGCCGCGCCGCCGGAAAGCAGTCGAACGCTGTCAAGCACACCGCCAAGAGTGACAGTTCCTGTCATACTGTTGATGACTTGAGTTGGCCGAGAAGCGAATCCTACCGCTACCCAAGTATTGCCTGAAACGTTATGCAGCGTGACAGACCCGTTGCGCGCAGTTGCAGACGTTTGACCGGAAATATCCAGCAGAAAGTCAGTTGTTGAAGTGTTACCTGCAACGCCATTCCATATGTCGCAAAGGTAGCCGGAAGTCGCAAAGACGCCGCCCGTCCCGAGGCGCAACGTGACCGCCGTAGAAGCGTTTGTAGAAAGACTTAAAAATGCTACTGTGACGCGCCGCACCCATGAAGGAATACCAGTGAAATCGGCGTTTGTCGTTGTTGGCGTCTGAGCCGTGCTTGAGACGATGCTAGAGCCCCACGAGACAGTCGTGCCATCGGTCCCCAGCACCTTGCCCGCGTTGCCCGTCTGTGACGGTATCTCGACCGGCGCAGCGGTTGACGCCCACGTCGTGCCGTTACTGGTCAGCAGGTTGCCGGACGTGCCGGGGGCAACCAGCCCTACCGCCGTTGTGCCATTGCCCAGCAGGACGTTGTTGAGTGTCAGCGTTGCGAGCCCGGTGCCGCCGCTGGCGACCGGCAGCGGCGTTGTCAGGCCGCTGATCGTGCCGCCCGAGACGGTGGCGTTCGTGACCGAGCCGCCGATCACAAGGTTGTTTAACAACTGGAACCGCGTGCCGTCGTACTCAACTAAGGCCAGCTTGCCCACTTGAATGTCGCCCGCAGACAACGCCGTGCCGTTGTTCTTGCTGATCGCCTGGGCCGTCAAACCGTCAATAGCTAGGGTGGCGGCGGCGGTGTTAGTGTTTGCTGCAATGAAACTGTAGACCGCGCCCGTGGCGTAGGATGTGACCGTTGGTGTGCCCGTGGCCGCAATCGTGTTCGTGCCCGTCACGTTCGTCAGAATGCTGTACAAGCTGAACGGGTCATTGATCGAAGGGATGTTGTCGTAGGTGCCAACAAGGACCGCCGCCGACGTTCGCACGATAAATTTGTAGTCGGTGCCGACCTCTTGATAGACTGAGTTGGGCGCGCGCCCCGCCGAGTCCAGCACGATGGGGTTGGCGTTGGCGACGCTGCCGGTGCTTGTCGTGTACGTTGCCTTGGGGGTTGTCGTGCCCGCCGTGTATGTGTAGATCAGGCCACCCGCAAGCGGGTCGCCGTTGTTGTCGAACAACTGGATGCCGACGCCGCCTTGGAACGCCGAGAGGTTATAGGAGGGCATGGTCGGTCCTCACAGGATTTGCGTTACGGTCAGAACGACGCCCGGCGCCGCAGGGTATGCTGGCGAGCCGCTTGCCGCAAACGTGGCTATGTCAACATAGCCTGCTTTTGACAAGCCATACAGTTCAAAATACGCTCCCGCCGCCACATCAACGTAATACGTTGCCGTCAGCGTGGCCGAACCGGACGCGGCGACCGCTGCCCGGCTTGCCGAAAACGCTTGGTTTGCACCGTTCAGCTTCAGCCAGAGGATGAAATAGTCGGCGTTGGTCACGTCGGGGTTGGACAATTGCAGCGTGGCGGTCAAAAGGTACGTGCCCACGTTGTTGAGCGTGACGCGGTTGGACGCCAGCGTCATGTTGCGCCCAAGGCTGGTTACGGACAGCGGGACAATTGTCGGCGTATCCGCGACAAACGTCGGTGACGTGGTGTCGTAGAACCGCCCCAAGCCTAGTCCGAGCAAAGCCGACAGGCCCTCAAAAAACCGAAACCACTCCCGCGTCGTTGTCCGGCTGGGATCATCGACTAGGATCGGGACGCGGGACGCGGGCAGGCGCGTGTCGCTAAGCATTAGTCGGCCTCACAGTCAATTCGGCCCCAAGAATGTTAATCTCGATAGGGTCGGTGCCTGAGACTTCGTAAACGCGATCACGAATTTGTGTAGTGACGCCCAGCCGCCGCCAGATGACGCGCAGGCCGTAATTGCCAAGCGCCCCCATCGGCAGCCAGTGTTCGCTTGACCACGTATGGCCGCCATCGTCGGACCAGCGCAGCATGACCTGCGGGTCGGAACCCTGCACACTGCCGTCAAGGCCCACGCCCGTCTCGCAGTCAAGTTGCAAGGCGTCGTGGATCGTGCGCTTGAGATTGTTATGGCCTGGCGGCAACGCCCGCCACGAACGCAGCCACTTCTGCGGCTGGTCGTAGTCGGCGTGGACCAACAGGTCGTAAGCGTAAAGGTTGCCGTTCTGGTAATCGCCCAACACGTTCTGGTTGTTAAAGAACGTCTGGCAGTTCCCGCGCTGGCGCGTAAAATCGCCGTTAAAGAAGCCCGCGCGCTCATGCCACGCTTGCGTCGCGACATCGTAGACCCACGTCGCGTTAGCGGACGGGAAGGACAGCACGTAGAAGGCGTGACCGTCCTGCTGGTATGTGTACGCTACGGCGTCCGTGATGTCTTCGTATTGCTGGATGTGCCACTCGACGGCGTGCGTCGATACGCGGACACCCGTATAGCCGTTCGCCCGGTAGATGATGCCCTTACCGCGCGCGTCAGCGCCTAACCAAAACAGGGCGTTGTCAAGTTTGGCAACCGAGAACGCGGCG